AGATAATTGTATTGATCATAAGTCAGATCACTGGTCTGAATCATGAACTTTGTGTCGCCTTGTTTGACGGTCTGACCATCGATCTCCTGGAGAAAAAATTCATCTTTCAGGATCTTGATGGACTCGTCAGTTCGCTCTCCTCCTGAGTATGTCCCGGTGACAGGATCATAAACATTCAGAGCCTCATCGATCGAGATGGCGTCACCAACCTCGAGCAAATCCGAAGCAACCGAGAAAGCGGCTTTCACACTGTCATCGATGGCCGTTTTCAAACTCATGATCAGCCCTTCCCGACAGAGATGGTCGCATCCCTGGAAATAAACTGATCTAACATTCTGATGATCGAGCTCGGAACACCTTCAGGCCGGTCCACGGAGTCCGGCTTGATGTCGATCACAGAGACCTTTATCTGTTTAAAACCTTTTGTCGCTGAAGGGACTGTCGAATCAGATCCAATCAGTAAAAAGGCATATTCTGACACGGCGTCAACCACGTCAGAGGGAACCACATCATCGTCCACATAGTTTCCATCACGGTCATATAAGCCCTGACGAGGAAAAGCCATCGACTGAGATGACGAGGATTTATACCCTTTGAATCTCTCTTTCGAGAGGATCCTGGACGCCCACATGAGAGCGGCCTGTTTGTTACCAGCTGAAGCACCGCTCCAGGCCTCATTATGAAGTCGACCGGCGTGGTAGTCGTCAGCCTGCTCCACAGTGGCCATCGATGTGGCCGTGGAGCTCTTTGGTGTCGCGTCAAATGTCATTTTGTCACCACGTTAAAAAGGACTTTCTCGTCCCGTCGTTTTTTCCGAATACCGGCGACGACCAGAGCGTTCTCTCCAGACTCATCGAAGCCCTCACGGCCACCTCGATGATTTTCGCCGACAATGGACCATTTCCCACCCTGCAAAATGCCCATATAACCAGAGAGGCCGTTCACGTAATCATACGCATTCACGACGACCTCCTGGCCGGTCTCGGAGTGTCTGATTTTATATGTCGGACACTCCATCGATCATTTACCTGAGGCGGCTTTCGCCTCTTTAGTGGCTTTGGCTTTGGCTTCTTTTTCAGCCTTCGCTATCGCGGCGGCTTTCGCTTTGGCCTCTTTGTCAGCTTTGGCTTTTGCCGCCTTCGCGGCTTCTGCCTCAGCGGCTTCCTCAGCCTCAGCCTCAGCCTCCTCCAGAGCCTTCACTCTTTTGGCCAGCTCCTTATCATCAGGGAACCCGGCTTCATAATCAGCCTCATTCACGACGATCGCGTCATCACCGGATCCGATGGTCCGAGTGTTGACCTTTTTACAGTTACCATTTTTCATTTTTTTCTCCTGGTTAGTTATAACTAAATTTCAAAAAGGAGGCCGCAAAACAACCGGAAAGAAACAAGCGGCCTCAACAGAGAACACTCGTTTTTAACCCAGTACGCGGACGGCCCCCAGCGGTCTGGTCAGCTTACCGCCGAACAGAACGTCCAGAACCCACACGTCCACATTGTTCGGACGCTGGATTTGCAATCTCATGGACAGACCAGTTTCTCGATCCATCAGTGTCTGAATATTCGCCGGAGCTCTCGACTTGTCTTTGAGAGGACGCTGAGCGAACGTGAAAGCATCCCGGTGGAATGCCAGGTTCGCGACGTGGTCGTCAACAAAGGTCACAGCGGCGTTATCAGCCGGAGAAGCGGCGAGAGCCGGTTCGATTGTCAGAGTCGACTCTGTACCTGACAGAGCGGTGGCTGACACGACTGTGTATTGTTGGGTATTCCCGGCGATGGTGAAAATGTCACCAGCGACAGGCTCAGCGGAGAAACCATCGACGACAAGAGTCTTCCCGGTCTGAGATCCACCATTGACCAAAGATGAGCCAGCGGCTCCCCTGGTGTGCTCCTGGACTTGGTTGTCCCACATGTTCATAAAACCCATTTTCAGACCGACCTCGCCTCGCTCTTGAGTTCGAGTCGTTCCGGATTCATTCACATTCTGGAATCCGCCCAGGTTCACGGCGTTCTCGTCAGCGTCGACGTCCATGATGTGAGCCCGTGGAAAATCAGGAATGTCGTTTCGGTTCAGGATCTTTCGAGCCGCCGACAGGATCTTCGCGTCAGTGGCGAAAGGAGTGGTCCCGGCTGTGCCGGTGAACTGGTACACGTCTTTGTACATCTTGTGTAAATACGTGTTGATGTTTTTCGCGTGAGCGATGATCCCCTCCTCGAAAGCATCAGGAAGGACCTTTCCTTCGTCCAGCTGAGCGTCTTCCAAGTCAGTCAGATGGAAGCGCGTCTCTTTGTGCTGATCGAGAGTGATCTGGACCATTTCGGTCTCAGTGGTGGTCAGCTCTCGAGGCTGTGACGTGTAGGTGGCATCCTGGACGGTTTGAGCCTTTGAAATAGGGACATCGATGGTCGAGCCTTTCTCTTTCGCGGTGTCTTTGTAATCGCGATTGACCCACTTCATGAAAGGAACTTTCCCTCGATAGGAAACGATTGATTTTGCGAGGACGCCTCGCATCAAATTAGCAAAACTGTTGTATTGATCAGCCATTTTTTAAATCTCCGAATAAATAAAGAAAAAACAATTCATTATCGATCCGGATCTCGCCGAACAACTGAAAACAGTCTGGCCCACTCGTGGCGTCCTCACGGTTTTGTCTCTCGGACAAAATGGTCATTCTCCGACTACGACCTTCCCTTCAGCGAGTTCCTCAATATAGTCATTGGCCTGGTCCGCTGAAATTACTTTCGGTTTTCCAGATTGTCCGCCTTCATAATTAGGCTGACCGCCATTTCCGCCAGTGGCCGGAGTCTTAAAAATACCCCCGTATGTGTCGGAATTCTGCATTTTTTCGACAAACTTGTCAACCGAGAACGGAATTTCCTTCCCTTGCGCGTCATACTCGACCAGAGGAGTGAGGCCGTCCTCGCTCATGAAACTGGTGACCGGCTCGAGGTCGTCATTGAGCTCCACTTTCACCGCGTTCCTCAGGTAATCCATCGCCCACTCTGGCCGTCCACCGGCTTTCGCGATCGCTGTTTTCACTGACTCCAGGCCTGAGGACTTCAGCTTGTCGATCAGTGATTTCTCTCTGTCGACATACTTGTTCAGCTCTTTCTGATGAGCCTCATCTCGGACACGGATCGCGTCCCGGACTTTTTTCGCGGCCTGTTCCTCTGGATCCAGGTCCTTCACCTTGTTCCAGTTCTCGGAATCCTTTTTCAGCTTGTCGAGATCTAGCTCACCCATTTCGGCGATTTTGTTTTTCGCGTCCTGGAGCTCGATGGTTTTCGTCTGAAGGGCATTTTTGAGGCCGTTCACGTTTTCCAGAGCGTAACCATTGACGGGCTCAACCTGTAAAAGGAAGCCGCCGTCGACCTCTTTGTATAAACCCCGATATTGTTCAGGGACCTGGTCCAAACTTGTGACAAATGATTTCATTATTTTGTATTCTCCGACTAAAAATTTGTTAAAATACGTTCAAGTCAGTCGATGAGTGTTCTGACTTATTCCCGATCAAAGCCGCCTCCGAGTTCCAGTCCGAGGCGGCTTTTTTATGTCCCAAACCTCTGGAAATAATCATCCATCGGTATGAAACGACCTGTCGCGGCCTCAATCAGCTGAGACACGGACATTTTACCCTTTCTGAATAGGCGAGCTCGTCTATAACCCAAAAGCTCGACCTGATCCTCCAGGCTCTGTCGCCTGAGCCAGTATGTGAACGAAAACGACTGAGGGATCGTTCCTCTCATGCTGACACGAGCATCGACATTAATGAACCGGCGATCCGCCTTCCTCAAAGCCATGATCGACTTGAGGACTGGGATTATCATGGTTCGACAATTGTAATGAAAAGGAGGACGCGGAGCCTGGCCAACAGGATAAACTTTTTGCTCCTCCGCGTGGATGATACAGATCGGACTCGTCCTCGTATCAAACACCACGGACAACATCTCTCCGTCAATGAGGTGTTTGTTCGCCTGGAAAACAGATCGATCGGCCTCGCTCTTGATGTGCGCCGCCAGTGTCCGAATCGTGCTTTGCATTGAACGGGATCTCCGCTTGTTCACCTCCTCGAGATCCTTTATCGACTGTTCAAGAGTCAAGCCGTCGAAAACAGACACAGCCGCCGTCGACAGGAACTGATCCACATCCTTCGCCTCCAGGCCTTTGATGAAATCAGGGATCCGAAACCCACGGACCCGGCTGGACGACATGATCTTGTCCAGGTTACCGGCGGCGGCTTCATTGACCAACTTTTTCCCCAGGAAGCCGGACAGCATGGTGACGACCCAGCCGGATTCCCTCCGGATTAGCTCGTTCATGTCTTTGAGGACTTCTTTTTGATATTTGCTGTGAGCCTTTTTCTTGAGATCTTTGACCAGCCTCTCAAATGCCGCCCTCCTGGCTCCCACTTTGCCGAATGACCTGGAAAACATACCGATGATCTGCTCGTCATACTGTGACAAGATTTTCGCATATTTCCGGATGAGGCCATTCTTGACACTTTCCACTCCCAGGAAGTGAGACAGCATTCGGTCGAGGATCTGATCATTCAGGTCCATGATTAAAACTCGTCACCACCGTCGTCGACCAGGAGATCCGCTTCGGCTTCAGGATCCCAATCATCCGCCATGATTTTCCTCCTGGAAAGCTCCTTCAGGAATGTCTCACGGCTGATCGCGTTCGAGAGATATGACTTCATGATCAAATTGATCTCATCGAGGGCCTCGCTGGCGATGTTGAAGTCCTTAAAAATCCACAGATTGAACTCCGGAGGATTCTTGTCTCCCAGGAGCTCCGCCATATATGCGCCGATCTTTTTCCAGTTCTCGATCACGCCGTTCACGATTGACTCGAGGGTGGACATCTTGTCCCGGTTTTCAGCTGATGACTCCGTGGCCGTCTTCGTGACCTTTCGCTCTGTGATGATCTCAGCACCGGCAACCCGGAGACGGGCCTCGATGGCCTTCAGCTCGTCAGCTGACTGGCTGATCATCCCGGCGTCCGGCTGGATCCACCGAATGTTCGCATCCTTCGACGAAAACGAATAGGCCCGATTAACTGAGACAATGGCCTCGACCTGGTCTTTGTTGACGCCGGTAAACAACAGGAAAGGAGTGTTCACCACATGAGTGATATTATCCAGATCAGACATTTTCCTGAAGTGTGACCCGTTCATCATGGCCATGTCCTCCAGTTCAGGGAGGTCATAAATTGAGTCACCGATCACGAGAAAGATTTTCCCGATCTTGTTCGGACTTTCATTGTCCAGGATCCAGCCGGAATTATCCTTTCCTGAAGTCTTTTTCCAGTTCTCGATCTTGTCCCTGGTGTGAACATCGATTCGATCCTCTTTGGTGACTTCGTGAGTCGACTCATTCATGACCTCGACCTGATATTTGATTTTGATCATGGCGAGGCCTTCCTTGTCGTAATACCAGGAGAACAGAGCATCAGGATTAATCCTCGAACAGAACGGATTGATCCCTTTCTCAATCCGGTCAGCCTCTGACATCTCTGGATCCACCTGGTTCATGTTCACCATTGTGATGTATTTTCCATAAACGAGTTTGTCCTCGACCTGTTTCCGGAGGAAGCTCGTCAGGTTCATCCCGGATCCATCGATGTTCGATTCCACGAATCCATACTTCTCCGGGAGAGGCGGATCAAACTTCGGCTTTTCAGTGAACGGCTTTCTCGAAAGGTTCACGACCGTGGATCTGTAAACATTGTAAAGGACCGCCCTGAATTTCCTGGCCTGATAATTTAAGTCCGATTCATACTGATTCCGAGGGAGTGTCTGACTGGAGTTCTCCATCACTTTGGACAGGCCACCCATCAGCATGACGGCGAAAGAGTAATGATTTCTCAACCCTGCATAATCAGGATGAGCCTGTTCGATGTAATCGTTTTTTGATGTCTGATCTGACATGATTTTCTCCGAATTAAGCGTCGATCATCGAGACGCTGTTCTCGTAAGCGATGAGCC